TTTACAGCAAAAGGTGACCTTATGTTTCCATCGAAAGATACTGACTGAGGGTCGAGAACAAAGTCTTCTGTTTTAGGAAAAAACTCTGTCATTATTGCTTTTGTTTCTCGCTCTAAATCCTTAAGAGTAACTGATGCATTTCTATTTCTAAAAATTATATGAGGCATAGCATTTAAAATTCGTTTGTAAAAAATTGTATCTCTGCCACCAGAATAATCTGCAATACTATCTTTCAATGCAGTCTCTGCTTTTTTAAAAGTATCTTCACCAGTAATAGCTCTCAACTTCATTTCATATGCATCACTTGTACGGTACTCTCTTTCATTAGCAAGCACTTGAGATATCGAAAGTGTACCACCAGAAATCTGACTTATCTTAAAAGCGTTTTGAATTGCAACCACATCACTCTCTAAGTCATCATCAAAAGAAAATAAGTTATATTCTGTATATCTAAAAGCACCGTCTCTATCTTGTTCAGTCATAAGGGTAGTACCTTTTACAATAAAATCTAAAAACATATTTGCTGGCTCACTTGCAACCAAACCTTTGCGTGTTTCCTTAATTAATTCCTTAATGGTTGTAGATACAATTTGATTATTCTTTAACATTGAATCTACAGTTTTTCTTATATTACTCTCTGGATTAGCGAATTCAGGACTCAATAATATTTGTCGGAGAGTCATTCCTTGTAAGGCTGGATTGTTTTGTGCTTCTGCAAGAAGATATAAATCAGCGTTATCTTCGTTCTCTTTACTTTTATCTATTGGTTCTTTTGATTGGATAGCTACTGCAAATTGTTCAAGTTTTATTTGTTGTTTCTCAGCACTTGCAAGTTGGTTTGCGTTACCTATCTCACGCTCAAGATAATTATTTACCATTGTTCGAGCATCGAAGTCGAGATTAGGTTTACCTCCTTCTACTGTTTCCATACCCCCAGGTCCAACAACCCTGTCTTTTGTAAATAGGGGAGCAATACTTTCAAGAGCTTTTTTTTGTCCAGATGTCATGTTTGGAATATCTGGCATCTTTCCAGACTTGATAGATGACATTACTCTTCTCATTGCAGTTGTATTTAGTCTGCCATTTTCTGTAAAAGATTCTATTAGATTATTACCAACAGAAGACGCAACAATCTTATTTATCTGTGCATCAATTTTATCTATTTCTGGTTGAGTAAGTATTGGTTTCTTTGACCTAACAGTCTCACCATCAACAGTTTTTGTAACAAACTCTGCACCTTTTGTTCTTATTTCATTCTTAAGTTGTTGTGCAAATTCAATCTTTGAGGGTATGTTTGTAAGAGCACTTAGGTCTGCTATAAACTCATCTTGTCTTTTACCACCAAGTATAGATAAATAATCAACTCTTTGATTATACGCTTGCTCACCAAGAGATGCTATAAGTTCAGATTCATTCGTTGCAGTTTGCTGATTTACATAATTATTAATAGCATTTTGATTTGCTACCATACCCTTAACAGCTGAATTTAAATTACTACGACCTTCTTCATAAGCAGTTACATAACTAAGCATTTCTTTTATTTGTTTATTATGTGGCTCAGATACACCTTCAATATTTTTAAACTCAGCACCATTAGCAACTTGAGCTATTATCATGTGAGGCTTTAAATCTCTATCACTATACTGACGTAATATACCTTTGATTCTTGCAACTGCTATATTTGATTGATGACGCTTCTTGAATTGGTTTGCGTTCTCTGCCTTACCACCAGTAAACTGATGGTCACTATTAGATGTACTATGAATATCTTTTAGCTTATCACCGTTTGGATTTTCAGCTTCTTTAAGAAGTTTTTGAACTGTTGAATGATTGCTCGTTTCAGCAACTGATTGTTCATTTTGTAGATAGCTTGTCTTAATACGAGAATTATTCATTGCAGCAATCTGCATTTGATTATTTGCTTGACGTATTAGTAATGTATTCCGAACTCCAGAAGTATAAGAAGTACCATAAGAAACTATCTTATTTTTATATTCGCCTTCATACTTCGAGGCTAGTTCATCAGTAAACTCCTCAAGCATAGCACTTGCTTTAGCCGGATTAAGTGGAAACTTAGCCTGAGCATTAGCACCTTGTTCACGAAACTTTGTTTCAAGAATAAGACCAAATCTTTTTGATGCTTCTGATTTGATTGCATTTTGTGCTATCATTCCATAACCTTTAGCTGGCAAGTCTGCTAACAGCTCGGTCATTAAATTTTTTGCTTTACCAGTCTTAGGGTCAATACCAAATATTTCATCATCACTTTTGCTTGATATATAATCACGACCACGTTCTTCAGCGGTATCTGCCGCCATCTTAAATGCCTCGTTTGACATTTTACTTACAGCATTTGATATCTCACCAAGAGAATTAGCGACACTCATATCAGCTCGAATGACTCCTATCTCACCAGTTCTTACTTGTCTTCTATATTTAGCAACCATATCAACCTACATGCTTCTATAAAAATCACCAGCTCCACCAACAACTGTGCTTAATGCTGTTAATTGCGATGCCCTTAATGCGGCATCACCAGCGCGTAAAGCTCCTAGCCTTCTCAATCGCAACTGTTCCATTTGTGCAATACCTTGAAAGTCTAATCTTTTGATATCAGAACTAGCTAATGATTTCTGTGAATCCTTAAATGCTTTTAACGACCTGTCATCATCTCTATTCATAAAAGCAAATTGTGCTTCGTTCACTTCTTCTGCTTCATCAAGCTGGTCAAGAATATCATTGTGCGCTTCCATAGTTTGTATCTTACGTTGTACTCTTTCTTGCTCTAGCTGTGCCGCTTCCATCTCTTTCTGTCGTTTCATCTCTTTACCTCGAGCAATCGTTGCACTTGCGCTGAGAAGAGAACCAGCAAAACCTAGTATTGAAAATGGGTCCATTAGAATGTTACCTCTGCTATTAATGAGTTGACTTGTAATGACAATGGAGCTGACTGGCTGATTGTAACTTGTGGGTCTTTAGAATATCCAAGCAATCTAAATTCTTTCTTACCAGTTATTGCTGTCCTTGCTTTACTCAAATCATCAGTAACCTGACGAATAATAAGATTCTTATCATTTACAGATACAGACAATGTATCGGATAAATCTAATATCACTTTATTCATACTTCTTGGTTCTCCAGTCATTGGACCTGATTGAGACATAGTATCTATTGGATTTGTTGTAAGAGTAACATCAAACTTAAATCCTATCTCTGCTGATGAAAGAGTATTGTCCACAGCCGATACATCGATGTTCCCACTACCCACAGTAAACTGACCAAGATAATGAGTGCCAGAGACCACATCGAGGACTGCACCGTTAGCAAAGTCAGAACTGACGGAGAAGACTCCGTTACTACCAGAATATGTTTTAGCCATATCAGTATTAAAGCTACTGTCAAACTCACAAAGAATATATTTATTTGTTCCATCTCCTTTATCAAACTTAACTACAGCATACACTCTTGTATCAACTGTGCAAATAGAATGAAAAGAACCCTGACTTGTAAACTGTGTCCAGCCAAATCGTTGCTCACCTCTATTAGAATTAAAAACACCAAGTGTTCCATTTGAATCTACAAGAAAATAATAACTTTCTGCTCTGTCTATACCACCAGCAAGGGTGCTGGCTTGTATTGGATTCTGTATTAAATGAGAAGCAAGGCTTGATATAGGTTGTCCAGTATAAGCATTTTGCCCATCATCGAATAGCATCTCTCTTACTATCTCACCAGAACCCTGAATATAAACAGTTGCACCATCAAACACATAAGGTCTTACAAAAGATGCACCAAAAGGTGTTTGTCTTTTTATTGTAGCATTTGTAGGGGTTGTAGGCTTCTCAACAAAAGCTGGCACAATAAATTCATCAGTAGATGTAAATGCTTGTAAGTCTCTATTTGATACAAGATGTTTTATTGTATTTACTTCTCCAATAGCGGCACGAATATCAATGGAGTCATTGTCACTTGCATCCCCAATATCAAAGTTAAAAAACTGATTTGACTTACTCGCCCACAATCCATCAGGTTGAGATATAGTTCCAGCATACCACAATCTATTTTGATGAAAGGTAACAGCTCCAGGAAATCCTCTCAACACAGAGTAAGATTGCTCAGACCAATTCGTAGCTGGTGCATGAGTTTCAAGGAAGGGAGTACCACCACCAGCTACAGAATCATTTGCATTTGCACCAGCAGTAAATGTAAATGTATTGTCATCTATTACTTCTGATACAGTTCTTGCACCATTCAAATTAGTATTTGCAATCCCACCAACTGTATTTGCATTTGATATTGTAAAGGCATCACTTGCAGAAAATCCATGATTAACCAATGTCACTTCTACTGTAGCCACGCCATTGTCCGTCCGAAAAGAATCAACCTTTAGTTTTTTCTTAAGGGTAGCTAGGGCATTTCCTGTTGCTTGCGTTGCTGATTGCACAGATGTAATTGTTATTTCTTGGTCGTGATACTTTATAGTAAGACCGACATGTTTAGAGTCAGGATAGTTTCCACCTGACTGTGAACCAGTCAAATCCCAATATGCTTCACTTGTTGTAAGAGTAATACCATTGCCAGAACTAGCGGATGGGTCAAGAGTTACACCTAAGTCTTGGAATTGAAAGTAAGGCTGATAAATCTTTGCACCAGCAGATTGTGTATCAAATGTCTTTGTTTCCATTTGAAATGATGTCAATCCAGTACGCACAAGTTTACGAACCATAAATGTTTGATGAGCAATAAACATTACATCACCAGCTTGAGCGTAAGTAACCTCATGCATATTAAGATTTGTTACTGGTATTGTTGCACCACTTGAGTCAGCTGTAAGCGTTGCCGCCAAAGTTACATTATTACTGGTATCAATTTGAAACACTCTTATCTTCTGATGCTCCAGAGAAACAATATATCTTTCATCATCAGAGAATATAAATGGAACCAGCCTATGTTGCTGAACTTTTGCAGTATCAATAGATGTATCAAACTCGTATATTTTTGAAAGACCAGCACGTTTGATTACACCACCTTCTGCTCTTAGAAAGAAGTTTTCAATCTTTTGTGCAGAGTTGTTGTAAACTCTTGTATCTGTTCTTGATATCAAACTAGGACTTACTTCACCAAACTGAAAGTTAGTTAGAGCTACTTTTGCTTTTTGCATTAGCTTCTCCTAAAAGCACTAAATCTTGTTTGAGGTATAGTCCTTGTTGTTTGTTGTTGTGAATCGATGTTTCTTGCTTTCAACATAGCACGGTCTGCCATAGTTGACATTAACTGCATTAACTGAGCATCTCTTGCGATAGATGTAGCAAACGCAGAAGCCAATCCATACTCAAGAGCAATAGTAAAATAACTTGGAAAGTCTTGTTCTAATGCCCTGAATGTAAAGTCAGCAATAACAGTATCTTGTGTAGATGTATCAGCATATACCATATCGCCATATATTTGATATTCTATTTGAACATCATTAACAGTAATAGCATGAACAATCAATGTATCCGATGGGAGTTGATAAGCAAAGTCATATCTTCCAGTAGGAGCATCTGTCAATCTATTAAGAACAGCTTGATTGGTTGCAAACCTCCAACGTGTATTTGATAAAGAACTACGGCAGATATCTTCATAGAGACTCGAAGCTACCAATGATTCCGTTGTACCATCGGTAAACGAAGTTATCGGTTCAGCTCCTATCAAGATAAGAGCGCGACTCGAAATATCTATTGCGCTATCTGCCGCAGTTGAAGTCATTAGTCGCCGTCTGTTTCAGCAATAGCTGTACCATCAGATACATCTACTACAGTCCCAGTATTTGACAAAACAGTCACAAAGTGAGTTGTAGGAGTGTTTGTGTCAGCAACAAGAATTACATCTCTAACAGCTAGCATGTTCGCGGCATCATTAAAATAACCAGCAGAGTTAACAGCCGCAATAGCGTCTGTAGTCGTATAAGCCCACAAGTTTAAATTTGATGCACCAGCTAATCGAGATAATCCACTAGCACTATAAGCCATGTCAATACCTCCTATGAGTTGTTGTCTAAGACTTCATAGATACCATTGTCATCAATGACAACAGCACCCATAGACATCATAGACGTTGCAAGATGTGACGCTCGTTCAGCAACATAGTTAAGTTCTGTCTGAACATCAGAGTTTATACCAAGACCTACGGATGTAGTATGATATGCCATATTCTTTCCAGCTGTGATAGCCGCAGTTGAAAAGATTTGAAATCCAAGAAAAGACTTCATTGTCATACCACCAGCAAATGGTAGATTCTGCTCACCCACAAAATCAGATGATGCAAACTCAGTTATATTAAACAAGTCTGCAAAACCCTTTGGATGCATTGCAAGATATCTGCCACCATCCTCTGGGATGTTTGCAGTTCCGAAGGTTTCAAAGAGTGACAGTAAGTCAGCCTTCTCAACAGCACTACTTGTGTCATGAATCTGAGTTGAGTTAGCACCACTATCCATTGCTGTATAGAGTATCTCATCAGTCTTACGACCAAGAGCCGCCGCCGCTGAAGTCGCAACTGCTTGTCTCTCATTGATATTTGTTTTTAGTTCATCCAACTTGTCGATGTATTCTGCGGCATAGAAGTCACTCATTGTCGCTTCAACAGTTGTATGGGCTAGTTCCATTGGAGTCACAAGACCGTTTCTGGACTTGGTACTCGCACTACCAGTTCCAATCTTCTGGAAACGTACTACGTTACCAGTCACATTATTTGCCATTCGTACAGTATTTCTAAGCTTAGAACCCATACGCTGATAAGCAAGGTGAACTTCAGATTCGAACTGCTTAATAAAGGCTGTGTCAATCGTATTAGCCATATTAGCACCTCATAAGTTAAGTTTCAGTTTACGCTTCCGATTGTCCTTTGCTATTTTCAACGAAGTTATCCATAAAGGGCTTCTCTAATGCAGTACGGGTCTTTCACTTAATCTATTATTAGACTCAAATTTATTTAAATTGCAATAGAAAACTCGCACAAATTCATGGTCATTAATAAAATACTGCTGATTTTCTACCTGAAACCCTATCCATTTAAGCCATCGGATAGTTTTTTCATGGTCAACTGGCACATAATTTTCCACAATATCGTAACCGATAGCAAGAAAACTAAGAATAAGTTTGCTATGTTTGTAAAAAGATTTCCAGATATTATCCACTTCATCAGTACCGAGAAACCAAATCTTTCCAGTATGCATATACTTATCCATCGAGGTAATCCCACACATAGCTATTGGTTTTTTCTTATGACAAATAGTAAATCCTCTTGCACCTTCTTCTTCAAAAGGCACATGAAGAGCAATCATTGGAGTCACACCAACCAATGCACACTCTCTGATATCAGGAAGGCGCATATTATCGAGAATAATATCAACATCAGATACAACACATGGTCGAAACTCAAGGTTGCCTCTGGTAATATATGTCAATACTTTATCGGTTTTTTTACTTTTTTTTTGGTCATCTGTTGTACATCTTCTTAAATCCTTCATCAACCATTTTGACAAAGGCTGGGTCGCGTTGGTTTGGACTAAAGTATCTTGGGTCTTGCATCATTTCTTTGAGTTTATCATCAGTAAGAACAGCTACTGGTTGACCAGTTCCTGATACTGGATTCTCTTTAAGAGACTCCATCATAAACTCTACAACCTTTATACCTTCTGCTGTTGCACATAAATCATCAATGGCTGGTCGTAGCTCCTCTGGAAAGTTCATTTCAACAAATGAACCTACTGCACTTACACGCTCTTCAGCATGGTCACCAAGCTCTTGCATTTCATAGTCAACATCATAGCCATCGTTTACAGCATCGTGAAACATCATAATGCCTTCTTCAAATTCTTTTTGACTAAAACCATTTTCATACGAATGGTCAGCCCACCAGTTAAGAAGGTCATTATCTTTTGCCGCTTCATCATCTATAACATCAGGTAAAACATAATCGCCTACCTCTGCTGGTCTTTCAGAATATGCTTCTGCTTGTATCTCTTCCATTACAGCGTTGCGTATTTCTTCTTCTTTCTGCCCAATCTTAGATTCAAGATTTGTATAGCTACTTGCTAAATCTTCAGGACTGTTAAACTTCTCAGGAAGCCACTCAGGTCTAGCATCAGCATACTCTTGGGGAACTTCTATTGTTTGTTGTTCTTGTGTTTCAGATTGTTCTTCACTCATTTGATTTCACCTTATGTCCATGTTGAATACGTCTTTCAATTAAGCCAACAATATATCGCTGACCTTCTGCGTGTCGAAGAGTATCATTAGTTACAGCCGAGCCATGCACAGCTTCTATTGTTACACTTCTCAAATACTTGAGTACCTCTGCACCAGCTGGTGATGAAAACAGAGAAGTAAAAGTTAATGATATGTTTTGTTCATCAGATGTTCCCCTTGGGAATCCATCAAGACCAGATATGCTAGTTTGCTTGTTCATCCATAGTTCCTTCTTGTGGCATCATGCCTTGCTGTTGCATCATGCTTTGTTGTTGTTGAAGCTGTTGCGCCATAGCTACAATCTGTTTACGCTCCTCTAAATCTCTAAGAAGATAATCAGGAACACCAAACTTCTTTGCTAAATACACAGCAGTCTCTTCTGAGTTGATAAGAATATTAACTAACTCAGGTCCAAAACGCACACCAACCATTTCTAGAAACCTATTGATTGATGTTATATCTTGATTTGATTGCGCTTGCGATAGTGGTGAAACAGAACGAACTTTGATTTGTCTGCCATTGATTGTTGGTATATTGATACGACCTTGCTTCTTTAATATGTATACTACACGCTGTAGGACTGGCTGTACTAACTCAGCTTGCAATCGACCAAACGCAGAACCAATACGTCTTGATAAATCAGCCATACGTTCTGCAATCTCTGTTGCACTTGCTGGTGTCCTGTCAGGATTACCAAGCATATCATTATACAAGGCTCTCTTAATATTAAGCCTCATGTCAGAAAGAATAATGTTTGCCACATCAAATGACCCAGCCGCCTTTACTGGCTGAAGTCCAGCAGAGTTAGGAGCTTTTGGTATTACTGTTCCAGGCACAAGATTAATTGTATCAGGATTTATTACACCATCATCATCCATTTGATAAACACCAGATATAGCCATCTGTGCATTTTCTAATATAAGTTCTATTGTTAGATTAGTGGTCTTAATCGCACTCAATGCGTTGATAAGTGGACCTCGACCATAGACCGCACCGGGGTCTTTGCTCCAACGAAAACATATAAATGGATTGCTTCCAGTACCTTTATACTCTTCATACTTCAATAAACATTTAGTATTTATATCAAAGATAATACAATAGTAAGCATCTTCATTTGGCTTAGTATAATTACGACATATAATCTCAAGAACTTTTGTTCTGCCATCTGGAGTTGATATTATTTGATTTTGAAGGCGAGGATTTATTTTTGCTTTAGGATATAATATCTTTAGGTCAGAATACCGAACATCCCTTTCTCTATATACATGGTCAATCCTATCGTCAGGACCAACATCCAGTACAACATGAGGAAGAGGCAGAGCTGTAAAATTAACAGGATTAATAGCATCGCCCTCCTCGACATGAAGAACACCAGTACCAAGTGCCAAGTCCATAAAAGATTCATGTACTTCCTGACCAAAGTTTGAGTTCTGAATAACCTCAAAGACATATTCAGTAACCTCTTCGAGTTCGTTATTTACACCATCACGTTGTTCTTTAGGCACTTCGCTACCAGCAGTAAAGTCAGCCCAACGAGCAAAGTTAGGAACAAGACCAGCTTGTAGTCGCGACGCAAACTCCTGTACTCCAACGACAGCAGTCTCATCAAAGATTTTATCATCTCTTCTTTCGCCTATAGATTGTGTGGCAAAAGTTTGACGCATTGGTAATGCATATTCATAGCACTCATCAAACAAACTTTCCCAGCGTTGCCGTACTGACTTTGCACTTTCATACTTTTTTAGAAAAGAATTTATTAACTCTTCATCACCATGCATTAGCCGTACATTCCCCCACCACTAAGAGGGCTTCTAAATCCTATACCACCACGATTTGAAGTATACAAAGCTCTGCGACCTCTACTGCCTCTCATTACTGTCTGACCTTTTTTCTTCCCAGTCTCATAAGTTAATGATGTTTTTATAGGTTGCTCTTGAGCAATAGTCTCCTCTTTCTCATCTTGCCTTCGCTCGATAGTCTTTTTCTTTTCTTCATCTTCTTTTGATTTTTGTTCTTGAGTTACAACTGGGCTTGTTTTCTCAGGCTCTCGACTTCCACCACCACCAAAACACATATTCAATCTCCTTATAGTCTATTCCAGAATGAACCACTTTTCCTAACATTAGCCGTTCTTTTGAAAATATCAAAGCCTTTTCTAGCGTTGAACGCTTTGACAGGCTTCTGACCAGCTATCAAACTACGTCCTTCACCAGCACCAAGCATCATATATTGCAACGCATCATGTATGTGAGAGTACATATTCTTATCAGGCTTATCATCATATCTCTCACCAGATACTTGCATACGTCTATAACAATAGCCACCTTGAAAACCTTTTAGTAATGTTTGGCAACGTCTGTCAATTAAGAACGCTGGCAATCCCTCAGACATCTTAGTTAACTGAGAAGCAACAGCTTCTAATCTTAAATCAACACTATTACTAGGAGCTGGTACAGCTTTCAATCCAGCACCTCTAAGGATTTGAAATGGAGTTGATTCGTCTGTCTGCGCTCTGAAGTCACCAGCTGGGTCGCCATATATATAGACATCAAGTCCACTAAATCGTGTAGCTATTTCTTGTCGGAGCAACTCAGCAAATCGCACAACGCCCATATCAATAGCAACTATCTCAGCTTGCACAAGCCATCGACCTCGAACCTTTTGTCCAAACACAGCAGAAGGAGTAAGACCAAAGTCAATCCCAACATACAATGGTACACCAATAGCAATAGGTATTTCTTCTTCAGCAAGATGTGTTTCAGTAACAAAGTCAGGATATACTGGCTTACCTTCCTGAATTAATCCCAACCTATTCATAACGTAGACATCTATCCAGTTCTTAGTCTTGCCTCTAATAAGATTTGGATAATATGTACTTAAAATATTTTTTTTATTTTCTGCATCTTTATTCAGAGAATAAGAAGTTATTTCTTTTCTTTCATTAATATGTTCCTTCATAGCTGGAGGCTGTGCAAAGAACTTCCAGTTATCAGGCTTTACTAACATAGTAGCTTGTTCTCGAGGAATGTGGTCAGGTATGGGAACTTCCCCTGACATGATTGCCCACCAATGGTCTTCCTCTGGTGCGTTAGTATCACATATAACACCAGACCAACTAGCACCACCCTCTCTCATACTTGGGTATCGACCAACACGCATAGTACACGCATCAATAATACTTTTGGGAATCTCCCTAGCTTCGTTCACCCATATGCCAGTAAGTTCAAGAGAAAGAAGTTTCTTTACATCTTCTGGTCTATCGAGAGCAAGAAAGATAACTTCAAGGTCTAAGTCATTCACAGTAATGTGGTGAGTATAAGGAACAGACCACTTGAAGTTTCCCCAGTCTGATTCTGGAAACCAGTCTAACCAAGTCTTTATAGTTGTAGTTCTAAGCTGTGGGTTTGTATTTCGTATGATAGCCCAGCGTGATTTACGGACTCCATCTTCATTTGGTTTCTGTTCTAATGCTCTTCTGAATACTTCAACACAGCATCCAACAGATTTCCCTGAACCAACTGGACCTCGAATACCACGAAAGAAACTTTCATCTTTCATAAAACTTTTGAGGACATCACCATCAGGTTTGTACTTAAAGTCTGTCACCTTTATCTACACCAGTCCTTATCATCATCTCTGCAACTTCAGGTCCGATGTTCTCGATTACATTATCTAGCATTTTATTAGTGACGAAGGAAGCTCCATGTTTCTCATCAAAGTATTGAAAATGTATTTCCTTAACCACTCGGCGAAGATATCTATGCTCTTCAGGCTTTAAGTTATTTATAAAGCTCACGCAAATCTCCTATAGAGTGCCGTCTTTTTTGCTATTTGCTTTGGTTGAGAAGAAAATTGTTTCCCTTTCTTCTTTGCTTTTCTTTTCTCTGCTGTGGTTCGTGCGTACTCTTCTGATGATAGAGCTTGGATTGCTTTCTTTGGTAGATACCTTTCCCCAGTCTCTGAAGACTTCTTGCCACTTTTGGTTTGCCAATCTTGTTCTCCCCAAGCTTTAAGACTTCTCTGTGACCTCTTCATTAGGTATAACCACCACCCTTTGCTTTATACGACTTGGCTAACAACTGTGCCTTTCGAGCAGACCACTTACCAGCGGCTGTACCTTGAACAGCTCTAGCTTTTATAGAGTTGAACAAGGCTTTACGCATCTTTGGTTTGGTGTAGTTGCCAGCCGCGTTAACTGCCATTCATCTTCCCCTTGTCATACAAAGGTTTCTTTTTCTTCATCTTAGATTTCATAATCTTTTTCTTAAGAAAATCAGGTAAAGTTTTTTGTTTGTTTGTTAATGTTCCAGGCATTATTTCTTTTTCCTTTTCATGTTTAAGAAAGCTCTTAAAGTATTCTTCTTTATCTTGCCATCCTTTTGCGCCTTGTCAATCTCATCTTGAGTAACGGCGGCATAAGACTTACCTCTCCAAGTAAAGTTCATACCCTTTCCAGCTTTCCTATCTTTCACACCTTGTCTAAAGGCTTCTTTAAACGTCATGTCACTCTTGCCAGAAGTTGTAGAAGAAGTACCAGTTCTAGCTTTCTGGCTGTCAGACATCGCCGCTTTAGACCTTCGTACAGCTCCCCTCTTCTGAGCATCCGACATAGTAGAAGTAGCTCTCTTAGAGGTTTGAGTTCTTTTCTGTGCATCAGACATTGTAGATGACGCTCTGTTAAGCTGACTTCTTTTTTGCTTATCACTCATTACATCAGAAGCATCCATCTTGTTTGCTTTCTGAGCATCAGGCATAGAACTCTTTGCTTTTCTTACTTGAGATAATTTTTTCTCAGCATCTGATTTAGAAGACTTTGCTACCTCAGTCATTCTCTTTGCTCTCTCAGCAGAACCTTGAAGAGTTCTTCGAGCTTGGTTATCAACCTCTCCCTCACCGGAATAACGTCTCTTCATCTCTTTGCCAATACCACCACTCTCTCTGCTGGTCTTGAGCCTTGCTTTTATCTCAGCTCTCTTTGCATCCTTGCCTCCTTTTGGAGTGCCATCTTTATTATGAGTCTTTTTGTATTTCTTATCCCAAGCTTTTGCCGCCCTTCTCGATGCAGTATAATTTTTGTGATAAGTTATCTTAGGTCTCGGTGGTGCTTTGCCACTCTTTTTAAACTCTGCGGTTTTTTCTTCAGCCATTGATTTACTCCTTTGGTTCTGGATTTTCACCCTACTTTTTTCTTTGAACTCTTCGCTTTGTTACGCTTACTAATAGCTTTTGCTTTTGCTCGAGCATCAGCCTTACTACTTGCTCCCCATGCCCTAAGACTTAGAAGAAGCCTTGTGGGTTTGCCATCCTTATACTCTGGACCTTTTGCATTACCCATCCTAGCTAAGAAGCTAGCTCTTCGAGGATTGTCTCCGCTTTTTACTGGTGCTTTGAGATTCATCCCTTGCTTTTTTGCTGAGTCTCTTCCCTTTTGGTTGAGACCGCCGCTTGGATTCTTTCCCTCTTTTCTTTGCCAGAGTGGTGTCTTTGCCATCAACTATCTCCTCTTCAGAAAGACTATCTACGTTCTGTTTTGTTTGCAATAACTTTTTAAGTAGACTAGCCATCATCACTCCTACTCTCATGTGTGAACTCCTTTTTTAAAAAATAATGTCAGGGCAAGACCATCGCATCGACATGCCTGTGCAGTTTTTGACCCCCCACGGGGTCATAACTGCTATCAACCCTGTCGTATATATATCTGTGTAGTTGTACGCTCTGCAAGCATCGCAGACAACTACGCTTGTATGGTATACAGAGAAGCTCAAGACAAATCAATCTTTACATTGACATTACCAACATGACTATGCATCACCTTGTCAGGTGCTTTGAAACCAGCTCTGTCTAGTAAATCTTTGCTCGCCTCAAGGCTCACATACTCACTCTTCGCATTACTGCTCAGATTGACTATCCTACTCAATGCTTTCGTAGCATGTATGCTCATGCTGTCTGCTATCGCAGTCATCATGTATTGTTGCACATGTGGTGTCTTCAAAGCCTTACTAGCGCTTACTCTTCCGGCTTCGCCTTCAGAGTAACCAGCAAGCTTTGCACAGTTCTTTATCGAATCGCCAGTTGCTACTAACGTATCAACCAGCTTCTTCTGTTTCTCGGTTAGCTTTACAAGTGTCATGCGTCAATTTTTGACCACATTCCACTTGCTTGTCAATATGTTAATTGTACAACAGGGTCATTTTATTCATCTGGTGCGATACCCAGCAAACGTTGTAAGCTGGGTCAGGCTGTCGTAAATCAAGCCAAGCACAGCTTGTCTTGACCAAAGGCTTCCATCCTTATCGCAAGTGCCGAGCCAACCCTCGCCAAACCCTCGGCACAAATAGTCGCCAAGGCGACCAATCGGCATTGTTTGGGGGTTCTTTCTACGACACACGATTTGCCTTGCAAATCGCCCAAGAGGGCTTTCATTTACCAATGCGTCTCAACGCAAAGGCAAATAAAAGTCTGCCGTCAAAACATTGCAAGACATGTGTGGCGATTGCGCCACACGCAATGTTTTACGAAACTGCTCTGCGAAATTGAACGGCGACTCAGGGTCGCCGCCCACTCAAGGTGGGTCTTCAGCTCACCCAAGTCTGTCTCCCTTATGGCGCAAGCCTTGCTTGCACCCCAGTCCACCAGCCTTGCGTGGCATCGATTCAAGTATCGCGCACCCCAAACTGTCAAACAATCAAAAGAATTGCCTTTCACAGAAAGGTAACAAACTTTGGGTTGCATGCCACGGCATGCAATTCTGGAGTGCCAAGTAGTTGGCACCGCTCTGCTCTCCAGAACGATTCACATCTCTCGCCCACTTGCCAAACATTGCCTACAAGCCAGTCATTCGGACGATAGAACCGAATAACGATGTCTCGTAGTCTATGAGTGGCAAGGTCAGTTTGTGTCGAACACCACGAATAATGCCCTTCAGGCATGACAAGCCAGCTTGTCAGTTTTGTTTGCAAGAACAAACAAAATGTCCTCGTCCGAGTCCAATTCGTGGTGTCAAGCCGAAGTCACAGCGGAGCCTAGCTCCTATATGTGACTGAGACGCTTGACATCGAACCAGCCGTGCTAGTCGTCTTGCTTGTCTTGACAAGCAATACTCCCGCAGGGCTGTCTGATTTTGCTAGTAGGTCAAAAGAAACTTGCGACATTATTTGACAGCCGTAGTTGTCAAATAACTCTCGCGAAGTTTCTGTCAGGTCTCGTGCAATATCCTCCTCGTCTGCGTGCAAGTCAGCACTTGTCTCCTCGCTATTGCAACCAGAAGATACACGCCTTGGCATGTATGCTTCTGGTTATCCTCGATGACACTAAAAGCAAAGCCAGACGGATTGAAAACTATATTGGCAATTCTTGTGATTGTGTTGCCATTAATTTTAACTTTAAAAAAGGAGTCTATCATGGACACTAAGGATATTATCAAAAGTAAAGTATCTGAGTATCGAGTATCTCAGTCAGCCACGGCTGACAAAGTGAAAGAAGTGCAAACACTTCTTTCATCTAACAAGAAACAGCAGAAGGCTTATGATGACATTGCGCCTGAAGTCGCAATGAAGAAAGTCATGGACTATCTGATGGGCGACGGCAACGTATGTAATCCATACGAAGCCGAATGGGATATCGATGCGAGTCGCCTCAAGTTTATGAAAGTTACTGGTCGAACCCCAGGGGGTCAGCTCATCACGGAAGAAAGTGATGAGCAGTTTCCTGTAGGTCACTACCTATCTACTAGGTTCTGGCGACCTTTACTTGAGTCCTTCTACAAGAAGACTCAAAAGGGTGAAGACAATGATGCCATCACCCAGACTCTATCAACTGCTTTCGGTCAGCAGTTGAAGGGTGGTCGTAAGGCTATAGCCAACAAGCAAGGTCATGGCTCAACCCACCCTGAGGTTATTGCTCACGATTTCGAAAGAGCAAAAATCAATACCGACTCTGCACAAAGAGCAGTAGAGATTCGGTCGTTCATCGAAGGGTACTTCAACACCTTCCATGAAGAGAACTTTGTTCCTTGGGGAACAAAGCAAGCTACGAACGAGCAGTCCGTAGCTAAGCAAGCTATGCAACTTGCCGAGCAATATGCCCAAGGCAAGCAAATAGCTACCACTCTCGGAGAGGGTGAACAGATGTCCAATGAAACATTGGACAGGACTGCACACCCTGAGGATTACACATCCGAGGGTACTAAAGACCAGTCGAAAGACACCTAACTGTAACCAAGAGAGTCGTGCCTCCAAGCACGGCTCTCGATAAACAAAGGGAATTTATTATGTATATATCAGATTACGCTCAAGCTATCGACAATCTCGAAGATTGTATGTTCGCTCTTTGCTCGATGGACTTAGCCATCGGCAAACAAAACTACGCAACCCAAGAAGACTTGGCTTACGCAGAACCTAGGTTCACAGAAGCGTTACGCATCATGCTTGCCTTGAACAACTCGAAAGAACATCGAGATAAGTTTCGCGACTACATCGGCGACCAGCGTGTCTCTGGTACAAATGTGTACCAAGCACTCAACATTCACCAGCCTTACGGCACGTTCGCAGACCAGCTGGCTCACTTCCTCTCAAACATCTTACAATGTCCGAAAGACGGAGAGGTAATATGATTCGCTACGCTATCATTAATTTCATTATGCTTTGCTGTACTATGTACAGCATCGCATACATACTGCTCTCTTTATGAGAGCAGTATGCTCACCTTCGGTAAATCTGCCAGCTAATCGCTGGTAAGTTTTCCGTGTTGTCTACATGCTACGCATGCAATGTATTCCCTATGCTCGTCCTTAACGGACAAGCACAGGCACAGCCGTGGGTTCGCCCAAGCGCGAGTGTTTCGCCCAGCGAAACCGACACCCACCAAGTGAAAATATATTTTAGATATGCAAGGTATTGAGTTCCGATAACACAGCCTTTCAATCTCGCATCAAGGTTTCCCTTCGGCGGCTTCGCCGACCTTGACGCTTTGAAAGGCCATGTTATTCGGACTTTGTTTTTTAAAGGAGAAAGCTATGCTTAAACTGTATGAAGTAACTAGATACTGGGGAGTTGACCATCTGTTCGACAGCGAGTTGAACAGCGTACAATATCACAGACTATTGAACAATGGTGACATACAAATATGGATGACGTATTGTAAAGACCCACAGAAAACCATGTATGAATTAGTTGATGTCGCATGTGGCGACAGCCGAGTTTACTCTCGGTTGTCAGATGCGATGGCAATGGGTATTCTATACTACATGGAGAAGCAACCCAAGACAGCGACCATGGGTGTACTACAAGTAACGAGTTGATTTAGTTGAACAATTAACCTATAATCATAAGTGGAGAAAGCTATGAACGATGAAACATTTACCTATGCAAAAGAAATACTGAAGCAAATTCAGTATGCCGACCCCAATGCAATGAATTGCTGGGGAGTTATTGTTGGTCACAATTGCTTTGCGTTGCCGGAAACTAAAGAACGCAGAGCTGGTATCAAGATGGTGACCAATGGCTTCAAGCATCAAGGTCGAGTCGATGTCGACCTGACTTGGGCAGATGATTACACAATCAAATTCTATGACAAAAGAGATAATGTCATCAAATCTTTGGAGCGAGTGTATGCACCAGAGCTGTGCCGTACTCTCGATATACACATCGAGAGTGGAGCTGATTCACCAGTAAAAGATTTAGAGTTCACAACAACTGTCACGGAGGTAAACTAATGGACAGATATCAAACACAGAAACAAAAGATACTTCATCATCTCAATACGCATGGTGGTATCACGCCGAAAGAAGCACTCTTTCAGTATGGCTGTATGCGTTTGTCAGCACAGATACTCAACATAAAAGAGGATGGAGTTCGGATTGTCACATTGATGAGACAAGAAGGCGATGCACACTTTGCAGAGTATTGGCTAGAAGAACGCTTCAAGAAAGAGCATGACCAAGCAGTCAACTTCAATCTAGCTAACAGCGGAAGCGATATGCCAGTACCAAAACCATACTTTACAAAAGATAGAAAGCAATATCTCCAGAAACTAGGAGAAGGAATCTATGGACAAGAAGTATGAGCATGTAGGAACATTTGTGTGGAATAAATTGACACACGATGTACGAGTTTGTCGTGACTATTTAGGGTATTCTGAATCAGGGATGCCCTATGTAGTAGACCACTTCGAACTCAATGTAACCGATGTAAATAGTAACAAAGTAAAAAGTCCGCTGACAGAAACTGGGTATCGTTCGTATATGGTGTCTAGACGTTCAGAACATTACGGCGGCACAACTCATTGCGATGAACCAACAAGCAATGAGGAGTTTCTGTCCAGCTTAAAATATAAACTAGGCGATGAGCCACAACAGAAGGAACTATTTTAATGACTAGAACAGTAAGAGGAAAACAAATGGTAACACTTGAAGAAAGACTCAGAGCAGACATGCTCTTCTATGAATCATTGCATGAAGACGAACAACGATTCCCTTCATGGGATACACGCTATGATTTGAGAGGTATATACAAATCATTGAAGTGTGTAGTGGATAAGTTCAACTTTGTAGATGATATGCGTAACGAGTTGAATCTACCGAACGAAGAAGAAACAGAAGGTAGAACTATTCATTATGGAACCGATGATGTCACATCCAATTAATGATGTAATACTAGCTGGTATCGAGGACAAGGTAAACTCTATGCCTTGCCTCGACCTATTAAACTATTGTGATGAAGTAGGTATCAAGACAACTAATGTTCCAATGGAAGTTCTAATGGATTTAGTTATTGAAGACCTAACTGAAAAAGCAATGCAACCTTAACAAAAAAGGGGAGGTGCAGAGCCTCCCCAGTTTGAAGGATACTATCATGAAAAAACTTTCGTCAGTTCAAGTTCGTATACTAGCAACAATAAAACTATACCACGATAAGTCAAACCCAAAACCTCCACGAATAACAAATAGAATTATTCGGAAAGAGTTGCCTGACATCAAGCAAGGTACAATCAGCACAACATTACACACACTCGAACACAAGTATGGATTCATAGTAGCTGTAAGAGTGAATGATGTAGAGCGAGTGTTGTATTCTAACAACAGAGGTGCTGGCACAATCAAGAAATATTTTATTACCGCATTGGGTACAAAAACAATCAATAGATACTTGTATTTGGAGGCAAAGCGTAGTAGACCTAGACTCTATGAAAAGTTATTTGGAACAGCTAACAGTTCAATCAGAGAATCAGAAGGTCAGTTTGCGTAATGCTTTTAACTGGGCTGGTCTATCAAAGACCACCTACTACAGACAACTGAAAGGCACAGAGTTACGCTATGCAACTGCTATCAAGATTGAACGCGCTATTGACCAGCTTGCGACGCTCCAAAAAAAATAAAGGAGAAGTAGTAAGACCGACTCGTATATGCGATGCGTGTGGTCAAGAGTGTATTTACTTTGTAGTCTTTCTATACAAGAGCAGTCTTATCTGTATGAAATGTTATGAGGAGGACACATGGTTAGCAAAAGTAAAGCAAAAGGAAGCTACCACGAAAGGTGGTTTCTAAAGCTATGGAATAACTTAGGAATAAAAACAAAGAAGCAACCACTATCGGGCAGTTTAGGTGGTGAATACAAAGGGGATTTGACTATCGAGATTGATGGTCAGGTTCTCTTTGTAGAAGTAAAGTATCGAGACAAGAGTTCGTTTCCAAACGTATTCAATCTCTTAGAAGATAGGGATATTGCAGTCTGCAAGCGTAAGACTGGCGACCCTAGATACTGTGTTATAATTAGTGACCGAGTATGGGAATCAACATTTAAAAAACTTATTGGAGGATAACATGAAAGTTATTAATCATCTTAAAAATCTAAAACCATTATCAAAAATTGAGGCAAAGTATCTGTATGGAGATACCTCTGGTGAGGTAGAACATTCAGAGCTTTCGACCAGCAGACAGCTATGGAAAATTCAAGACCTGACTAACAAATGTTTTGCAATGTATTTTAAAATCACAACTGTTGCTAACAACTATCAAGTTGAAAACTCTTACGAATCTGGGAGAACAACTCTAACACTATTAAATGAGTTAAGTGTGTTTGAAATGCCTATGCGTAAAGAACATGCTAATACAAAAATCAAAGCATTAACTGATGTTCTGGAAAAAAATTTACCAGAATATTCTGAGTTAGTTCAAGCTGTAATCAAATCAAGGAGTGCATAATGTCTAAAGTCGTATCTATTGGGGAGGGTGGCAACGTTGCTACCCTTCTTACATTCCGTTCGCCAGCAAAAGCAAACGAACAACTAGTAAAAGAACTCAACGCTCTTGAGTCTGTGAGTGTACGCATGCTCGATGTCAGCTGTACCAAGTTCGCAGATGCTCTTGCCGCAAAAGCAAATGTCGAAGCATACATGACACCACACAGACCGGATAGAGTTCGCCAGTTATTTAGTCGCTGGAAGTATCTGTTTCAACGTCCATATGAAACAAGCATGGACGAGTGTAGTGAGCGTGTCGAGATTATGATTGAGAGTCTGGTCGATATACCAGCCGATTGCATCATGCATATCTACAACATGTCCATCAAAACATTTCGCATACTTCCACCCTACTCAGATGTCTACGGACTGGTCAAAGGGGAGCTAGAAAGACGCAGATTTTATCTCGAAAGGTTTGATTATTTTATTGACCAGTTGCAGAAGTGAGACTACAATCGCCATATAAATAAGGAGAAAACTATGGATAGACAAGGATTTATCGGTGGCACAGATGCCATCAGAATTATGAATGGGGAGTGGCTACAGCTGTACGAAGAGAAGCTAGGTCTTACAGAACCAGATGATTTATCAGAGGTGCTAGCTGTTCAGCTCGGTGTGCATACAGAGCGTTTCAATCTTGACTGGTGGGAACAAGAGTATGACCATGGATGGCAGTTGAAAGGAGCGAAGAAACATTACCAGAGAGAAATAGAAGTAACTGGGAATGGTGTGCCGCTCAAAGGTACGGCAGATATGGAAGTCATCACAAAACAAAATGCTAGCTTTATTGTAGAAGCAAAACACACCAATGCATTTACAAACATGGCTACCATTATCGAAAGATACATGCCACAGATTCAGCTGTATATGTACCTACACAAGATATACTGCGATAGATTAAACTACAGAACTGAAGGATGTTATCTATCTGTAATATTCGGCAACTCCAAATGGGAATCAAAGCACATCAGTTATGACCCAGAGTATGTCAAGTTAATGATGGAAAGAATCAAAGAGTTCTGGTCGCATGTTGTAGACAAGCGACCTCCTAGCAATCGTGATGCGGAGACCCCAGATATCTCAAGCATCGCGATTGATAGGAAGGTCAAGATGGATATGAACAGAGACAACGAGTGGATGTCAGACGCACATGACTATGTTGATACCCTGGAGTCTGCAAAGAAGAACGAGTCAGCCAAGAAGAGATTGATGAGCCACATACCACCTGATGTATACCAGATGGATTGTAGTTTATTATCTGTAAACATAACCGACAAAAGAAGAACAATCAAAGTGAAGGAGCAATCATGAGAGGTAAAAGAAGAAAAGATAAAGACCTTTGGTCAGGCAAATGGCTAAATATACGGATGGTTCAGATACATCCAGATAATGATTGGAGCATGTTTGTTGAAGATAGACATTTCAATCTTAGACATTTTGATGAAATCAAGATGCATCCATCAGATATAAAGATGATGACATCACTTGCTCAAGACGCAGTAAGAAAATATGACACCGATGAGGAGGACGCATGAACAAGAAAGACCCTGAATACAATGCAACCATGTTGAAGAAACAGCACATGGATTTGTGGAACTCACTTGCAGAATCAGATATGAAATACCTGAAGAAAGTTTCTTTTGGTTCGCGTAAGTTTACATCGATTGACCCACAATATCAGATACGAAAGATGACTGAGAAGTTTGGTCCAGTAGGTCAAGGGTGGGGATACAATGTAGAGTATGACTATCCAGCTAACGGTGATGTCATACTGATTGTAGCGAAGGTAAGTATATGGACTACTCTACCTGAAAATATTTTTGGTCCGATTGCTGGCAGTAGAACATTCTGGCACAAGGACATGAAACGACCAGCTGAAGACGCTGGCAAAATGGCATTGACTGATGCACTAACCAAAGGTCTGTCTCATCTCGGCTGTGATGCTGATGTGTTTCTTGGTAAGCACGACAACAAATACTCAGCAGATGATGGCAAGTCAGACCACAATCCATTCTAACACGGAGGTAATATGGAGTACGATAACACAAACACTGGTGCTATATTCAATAGCAAGAGTGACCAGCTAATCCTAGTTGGTACTGGTAGCCTTAACGATGAGGGCGAAACCAAACGCATAGCAATGGTCAAGGATGTAATGCCTGATGGTACTACAATCCGAGACATCTATGTCAAGGTAGGTAGGCTGTGGGATAACAACAGCGACACACCAAACGCACCAACGTTTACTGGTGTAGCGGAAATCTCTTCTGGAGAAAAGAGAGTTGCCGCTTGGGTCAAACAGACAGAAAAAGGTAACATTCTGTCTATGAAACTCACAGAAAAAAATGCCATGTCATCTGATATTGGTGTTGACAAACAAGTACAAGATGATGAAATACCGTTTTAGGGACATA